GGAGTTGAGCAGGCCGACAGGGCCAGGGCCAGAGCGGCAATCGCGGTAGACGGTGTTCTCACGGACTTCCTTCTCGAGCGTCTGGTGGATCGTGGTGTTCGTCACCTTCATGCGCGCCAGGCCTGACGCCACGGCGCTGGCCGCCGCCTCGGTAGCCGCGACGCGCACGTCCTCGACGCGCTGCCGGCTGGCGATCTCGGCGTTCTCGCCGTCGTGCCTGCCGCGCACGTACGCGCCACCGGTCAGCGCGCCGACCACCAGGACAATGCCGAGGAGCGCCCAGGGGTTCATTGCCACGCATCCGTGCGCATCTGCTCGGCCAAGCGGCGCGCCCGCTCCGGCGTCTGCCCGGCCCACTTCGACTGCAGCATGGCCTTGGCGGCCTTCTCCCACTCGCGCTGTTCGATCATCACCAGCGTGTTCTCGAATGCCATCAGGCCGTCGATCCCCATCTGGAAGGCCATGTTCAGCAGCACCCCCAGCCGCGGCTCGCTGAGAGCCGCAGTCCATGGCGCGCGCTCCTGGAGCTGCCGGCGCACCTTCTCGATGTCGTTGCGCAACAGGTAGGCGGATTCTTCCCGGGTGATGCCGCCACCCTTGCGCTTGTCGATCAAGCGCCCGACGCCGATGGTGGAGTAGCCGAGCGAATCCTTGTACTCGTGCAGGACCTCGTCCTCGTCGCGCCGCAGTTGCACCGTGAGTTCGTCGATCATCGAGATGCCCTCAGTAGGCCCATGATCTCGCGGCGCCGGCCCACCAGCACCGACAGCAGCAGCAGGTTCACCAGCAGCACCAGCACGTTCGCGCTGGCCCAGGCGTACAGCAGGCAGGCGATCCACCAGCCGCACCAGAGCACGATGGCCCACACGGTCAGCCGCGCGAGCCACATGCCGCGGTGTGGCATCGCGAAGGCTGCGGGAACCGTGCACACGAGGATTGCCGCGCAGAAGAGCGCGTTGACGACGTCAGGCATTGCCGGACTCCTTGGTTGCCGGGCCGGCGTCCTCGACCCGTTTGCGAATCTTGGCGGCGATCACCTGGGCGCAGCCGCCGATCACGGCGCCGACCGCCAGGCGCACAGCACCAGGTGGGACGCCTTCGAGGTTGAAGGTGCGCACCATCGTCGGCGCCACCAGCAGGGTGCCCAGCGTGCTCAGCAGGACGCTGCCGATCGACAGCAGCACCAGGCGCAGCGGCGAGATCGGCTCCTTCGATGGCAGCAGCGTCTGGAAGATCACGAAGCCAGCGATGCCGCCGACCATGCCCCCCATCAGCAGCATCGGGTCAAACCCGAACGCCGCGCAGAAGGGCGTCATGACCGCCCCGGTTGCGACGCAGACCGCCGCGGTTGTCGTGGCTTCAGCCATCGTCGTTCTCCCCTGAGAGTAGGTAAGCGACTCGCGCGGCTGCGAGTGCTGCCGCGATGACACCGAGTCGATATGGACCATCGCCGCACAGGCCGGCGAACAGTTCAGTTCCGGGCGGCGGTGCAGTCATCGGATGAGCCAGTCGACAGCCCGCGCGCTCCAGGTCTTCAACCATGCCCCACAGGACGAAAGGCCAGACCAGAGGACGGCGAGCAAGAAGCCCGCACAGAAGCAGCACAGCAGCCCCGCCAAGCCCGCGGAGGACGTAGTCCCAGGCCTTGGCTGCGGCAGCGGCTTGGAGTCCATAGCCGCTTGCGATGGGGTCGCCCAGGTAGTGCATGCCGGCAATGATCAGCAGCAGCGCTACAGCAAGGCGAGCGCCTTCATTCTTCACCGTGGCCGCCGCCGCCCTGCACGACCACAGGAGGCGGATCGATCTTGTTCGCGACGGCGCGCAGCAGGTTCGCAAAGTAGGCTTTGATCTTGGTCATGTGGTTCCTCAGTTGACGCTGCGTGCGACTTCCCACCAGTTCGATCCATCACAGGCGAGTGTGATGGTGTCGTCGGCGGTGGTGACGAAATTGCCGGCCAGCACAAGATTGCTGCCGTCGGTGACGGTCAGGGCGCCGGAGAAAATCAGGGTGACCACATCGCCGGCTCGGTTCGTCGCGCTGATCGATGTGATGCTGGTGGTCCCGGATACCTTCACGACCGGCGACGCAAATGGCAGCGTCAGCGCGGCAGCGGATGGCAGCGTGTCAACCACGCCGACTTCCAGATAGGTGCGCGATGCGAGGAAGGCCTGCGCCTCATGCCGCGTCGCGAAGGCCTGTACCTGGAACGCCGACAGCAGGAAATCACAGGTGGCTGCCACGTTGCCGGCGGACAGGCTGAGCGTTGCGACGCCGGAAGCCTGACCGATCATGCCGATCGTGTACCAGCGCCCGACCTCCGGCACCGTCATCGCCGCGCCGAGTTGATTCGATCCGAGGTCCCCGAAGTAGAACATCGGACTGCCGCCGGACGACCGGAACGCATCGAACGTGCAGACGTACCAGCTGCTCGCCGAAGTCGCGATGGAGGTTCCCGGGAAGCTGACGAACTGCGAGGTCAGCGTGAAGGGGACGGAGAACAGGTTGCTCGCTTGGTAGATGTTCCCACCGGCCGAAACGGTGCCGACCACAGCGAACGCGCCAGTGGTGGTCTGCGAGGCCGTGAACTTCTGGCTGATTGCCGTCGTGCTGCGTGCGTTCTTCAGGATCTGCGCACGCCGTTGCACGTGGAACCAGCGGCACGGCGCATCGGCTGAGGTCGAGATGGCGTTGCGTTTCGTCTGCACGATTCCGGTCGTCAGGATCCGAGTACCGCGCACCGTGCCGCCATCGGTCTCCGGCGAGTCGACCATGATCACCGAATCGACATCGTCGACGGTGCACGGGCCGCCAGCGAAGCTCGTTTGGTCTTCGGCCCGGACGTTGTAGGCCATGACGCGCGAGCGCACCGCCTTCAGGTACACGTCGCAGAAGAAGCCGCCGCGCCATTCCCACGTTGAATCTGCACCATCCAGAATGAAGGAGCGATTCGTGAACACGGTTGTGCTGAGCGTCGTCCCGGACCACTGGTCGAGCGCGAATGTGCCGCCGAGCTGCACACCGCTGCCTTCGTTCCACACGCCGCCCAGCATGACGGGGTCGCGGGTGTTGGTTGTGTAGCAGTAGAGGTTGATCCCGTTCTGCTCAAGGATCGTGCCGTGCAGTTGAACGCCGCCGAAGCCGCCAGCATCGTTGTGGATGTAGATCGCGCAGTCATTGGCGCTGAACTCGCCGCCGAAAACCTGCAGGTTCCCGGCGTGCATCACGCTGCCGAATTTGTTGTTCAGCGAATAGATGGCGTACTTGTTGGCCTGCCCGCCGCAGCCGTAGACCTCGACGCCGATGTTCCCAAACGGACGCTGGATGAACTTGTCGAAGCCCTTGCCGTACACCCCGAAGAATCGCGTGTTGCCAGCCTGCTCATCCCCTGCGACATAGTTGGCGGGGACGGTCTGGCCGAACGTGACCCCGATGCCAACCTTCGACACGCCAGGGTTCGGCCCGGACATCACCATGTCCCGGAACTCAGCCTGGTAGGTCCAGAACAGCGCTGACTTGCACGTGAAGATCGCGAGCGCCGTGTTGAACGCCTGCACCACCGTGTTGATGCCATCGCCGAACAGAAGAAATCGCTGCGGCAACGTGACGTTGAACTTCCACGTGCCCTTGTCGATGTGCAGCGTGCGGGTCAACGCAACGGCGGTGACGATGGCCGCCGAACTGTCGGTAGCGCCGGTCGGATCGGCGCCTGAAAAGGCGCTCAACCGCGGCGCGAGCCGTTCGTAGTAGCCGATCGTGCCGACGGCGTAGTTGACGGTCGGCCCGTAGGCGATCGCACCAGCGCCATTCAGCGCGCCGGCTGGGTTGGCGAGTTGTGCGGTATAGGCAACGAGGGCCGCATTCACGGCTGCGGCGGAGGCCGAAGCAGCTGCTGACAGCGCGCGATTCTCGGTGTCCGCCTCATCGATCGCCGCCTGGACGTTTGTCGCCGCAATCGTGGCCGTGGGGGAGAATGGAATTCCTGCTGCCGCAGTCGCCGTACCAACCTGCACGAGCACCCATCGAACGGCCGCCAAGTCGGTCGCGAAGACGCCGGACGTGTGGGCGACCGCGGCGACGTAGGTGTTACCACCCTGCGTGACCACATCCTTGATCGCATAGGCCGTCGCGGTCAGCCACGCGCCGCGGATCGTGCCGCCAAACGACGTCACCAGCTTCAGAACGACGGGGTCGAGTGTGTGCAGCTTAACCCGCTGGTCGCGGATCTCGCCGTCGTCGCGCTGGTTCAGCTGGACGTTGGCGTTCAGCGCGTTGTGCGCCGTGGAGATGGCCGAGAGCTCGTCGTCGAGCGCTTCCGTGAGGATCGTGCTGCGGCCGCCCGCGTTGTTGAGCTCGTCCTGGCTGAAGTCTTCGCTCGGGGTGTAGTTCGGGGCCTGTGCCATCGGTGCGCCTCAGCGGCCGGCGGACTGCCGAGCCTCAGCGGCATTGCATCGCCGATGGAGGGGCGTTTTCCCCGCGAATGCCCTCGCGCTACACTGGTGCCGTGGACAACGACACCTTGCGCATCCTGCTGGCGGCCGTGCTCGGCCCGGCTTTTTGGGCCTTCGCGATTCGCCTATCGGCGCATCTGGCCCGTCGCAACGCCAGCCGCGACTGGCACCGGCGCGAACAGCGACGACAGCGCCTGTACGAGCTTGGGGTCCATCTCGGTCGGCTGTGTCGGCGCACCCGATAGCGCCTGCGTGACTTCGCGTCGCTGGCCGAAACGCTCGAGCGGCTGCACGACGTAGTCGTTCACGTATGGCAGCCCGCGCAGCCCCTTCGTCTTGCCCAACATCGACGCGAGCATCTGCCCTGTCCCCGAGGTGTTCGGCGTTGCCCCCTCCGGCACCTGCTTGATGTAGGCCAGCACGCGCCCGATCCGGTACATCTCGTCCGCGCCGTCTTCGCCGAGCAGCGCCACCAGCTTCGGGCGGCCGATCTTCATCAGCTCGTTGTTGAACGTCGCCTGCGCGGCCTTCCCATCGCCCGCCACGTTGGCGCCGAAGGCCTTCTGCTGCAGGTAGGCGACCGTCTGCGCGCGCACCTGCGCCTGGCCGTCGGGCGGCAGCAGGCTCATCATGTTCTGGATCTCGTTCACCTTGCCGCCGGTGACGAACTTGCGCACGAAGTCATCCGGCTGTGCGTTGTTCGTCGCGGCCCGCAGCGCCGGCGTGGCGCCGATCTGCTGGAAGCGGCTCGCCGCGGCCGCGCGCGCCTCGGAGGCGAGGTGCGCCGCCTCTGCGCCGCCGGCACTGGTGTCGGCCGACTCGGTGATGGCCCGCTGCAGCGATCCACGCAGCTCGTCGAGGCCGCCGCGCACCGCGGGGTCCGGCGAGTTGTAGTGCTTGTTGATGACCTTTAGCAGGCGCTCGGCGTCATCGATGCTCAGCGACTTCAGCTGTTTGCCGCCCATCAGGCCCAGCTCCTCGAACTGGCCGCGGACTGCGCCCGGAATGGCCTGCCCGTAGTCGCGCACCGTGTTGGCGTAGTCCTGCGCCAGGCCCTGCAGCGGCACCTCGAGGTCCTTCCCGGTCGAGTCGCGGAACGCCTTGTAGGCGGCGCGCACGTTCGTCTTCGCCACCTCATCCGCCTGGCGCAGCTGCCCGGCGATTTGATCGCCGGCGTCGAAGGCATCGGCCGCGCCGCGCGCGCCCTGACGGAATCGATCGCTGATGCCGCGGCTTTGCGCCGCCTGCACTGCCTGCAACGGCTCGCCGACGCCCTCCACGCCGGCCAGGTTGAATTCGCGCTGCCACTGCGCAGGGTTGCGCGTGAGCTGACCCTGCAGCGACGGCAGACCAAGCGCGTTGAAATCGCCCTGCCGCAGCGCGGAGGTCGGGTCGAGCTTCCGCCCGCTGGCCAGCGCCGTGCGGACGTCGGTCGTCAGCCCCTGGAACACCGTGTCGGGGATCGTGGTCGTGTCGATGCCGTCGCGCTGCAACTGCGTCGAAATCATCGCGCGCAGGCGCTCCGGGTCGACATTCACCGTGTTGCGCGAGTTGCGCCACTGGTTGATGAAGTTCGCCGCGGAGGTGCCGATCTTGTTGACGATCGGCGCGAGCGTGCCGCCGGCCGCGGCGCCGAGCGCCACCTGCCCCGCCTTGTCGGCCGCGAAGTTCTCGCCGGTGGACGGCTGCAACGCGGCCCCGGCCCCTCCGGCAATGGCGCCTGTCAGCGCCTGCCGGCCAACGGTTGCACCGATCGCGGCCGCCGGTGCAACCTTCGCCGGGATCACGTTCGCCGGGCTGAGAATATTGCCCGTCAGTCGCGCGAAGTCGAAGCCGGGATCCTTCTCACCGGTGACCAGCGTCGTCAGGCTGGCCGGCGCGGTCGCCTTGCGGGCCGCCTCGTATTCGGCGTTGCTGTCGACGATGTCGCCGCGCAACTGCTCAGAATTGGCCCCCTTCACGCCCAGCACGTCGCCCAAGAACGAGCCCGGGCCGCCGATCTTGTCAGCCGCCTTGTTGACCACGTCCGAAACCGACGGGCCGCCAAAGTAGTTCGAGACGCGCGAAACCAGGTCTTTCTCGAAGACCTTCTGCATGAGTTGCGCGGCGCCGTCGATCTGGTCCTTCCCACCTTTCGCCACCCGCATCGGCACCGAGGACAGCAGCTGCTGGCGTTCCGTCGGCTGCGCGTTGAAGCTCTCGACCTTCGGGCGCAGGTGCGTGATCAGCTCGGCGTCGGTGTAGCCGGCCTTGCGTGCGCCGGCCGTGTCGAAGTTGCCGTCCTTCGCCAGGAAGTCAGCGATCTCCGCATCACCGTAGCCCGACTTGCGGGCGCCTTCGACATCGAACGGCATGGTGAACCCTCAGCGTTGGAACGACGACAGCGGCGGCCGATTGCCTGCCGGCGGCGCGGCAGCGGTCGGGGTCGCACCACCTTGCGGCGGAAGTCCCGGCACATCGGGCAGCGCGCGCATTCCTTGCGGCACCGCGGCCAGCATGCTTTGAATGGCGCGCTGCACCGCCTCGCGCTTCTGTTTGATGGCCGGCGGCTTGTCGTTGGGCTGAACGAAATACTGCTGGGCGGCGTTGGCGAACTCGTTCTGCCCGATCGCAGCGCCAGATTCGCGACGCAACACGGCATTGATGAAATCGCGCTGCGCCTGCTCGACTTGCTGCTGCTCTGCTGACGCAAGGCCGTTCGCGAGAGCCCCTAGACCACCACCGATCACTGGCACGGAATCGGCGACTTGCTTCACGCGACTCGGCTGCAGCACTCCCTTGTCCGCCAGTTCGCCAAGTATCTTCGACGAAGCCTGCATGCGGTTGGCGAAGCCGAGGGCATTGGCCTGTTCGCCATTCAGCGCGCCGGCCTTGCCGTGCAGCGGCTGACCATCCGGGCCGACGGCACCGCGCGCAACACCGGTGGCCTTGTTCAGCAGCGTGATGTTGCCATTGCCATCGGTCACGACCTGCACCTGGCCGGTCTTGCCGCCCTGGTCGATCTCCATGCGCGACTTCGCCGCATTGGCGCGAGCTGCCTCGGCCTGCGCGTAGTTCTCCGCCGCGCCGGCCGTCGCCTGCTTGCCGAGCGCGACTTCCTTGCCGGTGACTGATTGCGCGCGGCCGCTTGACTCGTTCAGCCCGCCGCCGAACAGGTCGCCGACCAGCCCCGACGAATCGAAGTGGTAGAGCGGTTTCCCGCCGGCCGCCGCCTGCGCCGCACCAACCTGGCCCGGCGTGCGCGCCCCGTTCAGCACGTCGTTGGTGAGATCCTGGCCCTGATACAGGCCGGCCGCCTTCGCGAAGTCCTCGACGTTCGTGTCCTTCACGTTCGTGCGCATCGGCAGCGAGCGGCGCATAGCCTGCGCGATCTTGCTCTGCAGCCCGGTGTCTTCCAGCACCGGCGCGACGCCGGGGCCATTGCCGGCCTCATCCGCCGGACCCTGCAGCTGGCGCGTCGGCATGACGCCGGTGCGGGTGTACTGCTGGAACGCGCGCACCAGGGGCAGCGTCGTGCCAGCCTCCAGCGCGATGTTCTCGTCGATGAGGTCCGGCCGGCTGCGGACGATGTTCGTCTCGCTGTTGTCCTGGTCGGCCTTCGCCTGCGAGGCGGCAGCGGCAGCCATCGCCTGCGCGATCTTGCTGCGGTTGCCGAGCTCGCCCTCATAGCCCTGCTGGTAGGCGCCATTCCCGCCGGCGAACGCCTGGGCCAGCTTCGACAAGCCGGGCGTCGCGCCGGTCAGCGCGTCAAGGCCGAAAGTTGCGCGGGGCATCAGCCACCTCCGAAAACACGGTTGTTGCGGCCACCCGACCACATCGCGGCGGCATTGCGGATCGCCGCGGACAGGCCGCCACCGGCCGCCGAGGACGCGGCGGGCATGCCGTAGCCGGCGCCGTAGCCAAGCGCGGTCGGCGCACCGCTCGCGGCGGCATCCCCAAGCCCGGCACCGACGGTCGCGCCGGAGCCGGATGCTGCGCCGCCTGCGCCAGCTCCGGCCCCTCCGGCGAGCCATGCCGACCCGGCCATCTGCGCGAGGCCGCCCAGCTTGCCATAGAGCGGCGTGTCGACGTTCTGCGCGTCCAGCTGGTCGGCCTGCGCCATGTTGCGACTCGACGAGGCGGCGCTGCCCAGGCGCTGCACCAAATCGGCGCGGCGCAGGCCTTCCGACTGCAGCAGGTCACCCGTACCGCGGGTGCGCGCCATCTCGCGTGCAATGTCCGTGATGCGGTTTCCTTCGCTGATTGCCTTGTCGGCCTTGGCTTTGACGAACGCAGCGGAGTTCGCGCCCGCGCCGCCGGCTGTGTCCACCACATCGCCGCCTGCGCCGCCTGCGCCGCCGGCCGACAGATCGGACTGTGCGCGCTGGAAGGCCGCATTCTCCTGGCCTTGCATCGCCGCAGCGCGCGCGTCCGGTGTGAATTGCTGCCCCTCGGCGACCACCTGGCGCGCGGCGTCATCGCTCGTCGCCTGCGTGCGCTGCAGTGAGCGATTCAGGATGTCGCGGCGATCATTCGCCGCCGCCTTGTCGCCGCGCATCTTGGCGTAGGTGCCAGCGGCGAGCAGTGCGTAAGGGATTGCTGCTGCCATGTTCGTTCCTTCAGGTCTGCGTCACGATGCCGTTGCTTCCGGCGCTCTTCGGCCGCGCGCTGCCGTAGTTCGATGCCCACCAGTCGCCCGCATCCTGCTTGCCGCGCGCAAGATTGCTCTTCGTGTAGAGCAGACCGGTCCCGGCGAACAGATCGCCGAGTGTCGTGCCCTGCGCCTCGGCGCTGGCGCGATCGTTGTTCGTCTTGAGCTGGTTCAGCGCGGAGCTGAGCGCGCTGCCCTGGTCCATGCCCGCATCGATCGACTGCAGCAGGCCGAGCCGCGTATTTTCGTCGCTCGACTCGAGCCCGGTACGCGCGGCATCCGCCTTCGCGCCCAAGTCGAGCAGGCCCTTGTTGTAGGTGCGCCCGAGCGTTGCGCCCTGGTCGATGTCGACCGAGCCACCATTGAGACCTTGGGCGAAGAGAGCGAACTTCTGATCACGCGCGGCGTTGTCGCGGCTCTCGTCGAGCCCGCGCTTGCCGGCGTCGAATGCGTTCTGTCGCACGTTGCCGTAGAGTGCTTCGCGAGCTGCCTTGTTCTTCTGCGCCTCGCCGGACGACCCATTGAAATCAGCCAGCGCTTTGTCGTAGCCCGCCTGATCAAAGGCATCGGTCGGAACCTTGGTCAGCACGTCTCCGCCGTTGTCGGTGCCGCTTGGCAGCATCTGGTCGACGTACCGAGTAGAGGTGAAGTCGGAACGAGACGGCGCCGCCCCGCTTCCGGAGATGCCGAACGACAGATTCAGCGCATCGCGCGCCTTCTGCTTGTTCCGCTCGATCTCGGCTTGCTTCGCCGAGTAGTCGTCACCGCCGCCGCCGCCCATGTCGTTCCTTCACAGGAGGGTTTCCTGCTGCTCCGTGTTGATCGTCGCCGACGCCGTTCCGCTCACCGAGCCGGATCGGATGCGCACGAACTTCCCGGCCGGGATGTCGCGGCACATGCTCCAGTTGTTGCTTTGCACCTGCTGCAGCACGACCGCCAGCGTGATGGTATTCGAATAGGTCTGCCGGGCCTTCGTCGTCCAGTCGGCCGGGGTGGTGCTGTTGGTGTCGGCCGTCTCCAGGAAGACCGTCACCGCAGCCGCGCCGCCGATCGTGCTGGTGGTGGAGAACGATCCCTCATAGCAGGCGCGCGCATTGCGGCCCGAGCTGATCTGAAACCCGGTCGCGTTTGTGGCAGTCACCAGTGCGCGGCCGGGCGTGTCGTTGACGCTCAGCGTGGTGCCGGCTGTCACGCGACCCTGCAGGTCGGTTGTCACGCCGCTGTAGGTGCCCGGCGTGCCGATGTTCGGCATGCTGACGGTGCCGGTCGTGGTGATCACGCCGCCGCTCAGTCCGCCGCCTGCCGTGATGCTCGACACCGTGCCGCTCGCCGTCGAGCTCAGCGTCGTGCCGTCCCAGTTCAAGCCGGAGCCGACATAGCCCATCACCGGCAGCGTGGTCGCGCCGTCGTAGATCAGCACGCCGCTGGTGTTCGGCGCAGGCGTCAGCGGCGCGAAATAGCGCTGCCACGCACCACTGCCGGAAGGCAGCGTTTGAAGAACGTAAAACTCGTACGGCACTCCGAACGAGTGCGCGGCGCCGGCCAACACCAACAGCAGGAGGCAGAAGAAACGCTTCATGGCGATCCAGTCAGAAGGCCGCCACGGGCGCACGCACCCAGGTGTTGACCGCGATGCAGTAGTAGAAGAAATTGGCGTCGCACGCGCACTGGTTCGGCTGGCCGGTCGATGTGCCAGTCGCCGGTACTGCCACCGGCTTGACGAAGCCACCCTGCGCCGGCACATCGGCGTCGATGATGTACTGGCTGTTCGGTCCCTGGCGTCCTGTCGGCATACCTACCCCTTTGCCGGGCCGGTGATGGCCCACGTGTTGATGTCCTCGCCGCCGGAGCCGGCTGCGCGCCGAGTGCCCTCCAGCGCGAAGCCAAGCCGCTCGACAAGCCGCTCAGCACCACCCCACCCACCGAGCGTGTACGCCTCGATGCGGTGCCGGTAGTGCTCGTGCGCCGGATTGCTGGCGTTGGAGATGACTGTGCGCGTGTGCCTGAGGAGTTTTCCCCACGTTTGGCCAGCCATCCGGTCGGTCGCGAGGAACCAGAACACCCCGGTCCATGCGTTCACGAACTGCAGTCCGCCGATCGCGACCTGCTCGCCGCCCTGGTGCACTGTCCAGGCAGGACCATCCGTGCTCCAGCGCGACGCGGCGAAGTCTTCCTCGCCGATGTCGCCGAGTAGCGACCGCACCGCGCGCCGGTCCCACTCACGCATACCGCGGACCACTTCGAGCGATTCGGCTAGGGTCAGCGCCGTGAAGGTGCTCACCTGGTGAGCCCGAGCGAGTTGTAGTAGAGGCTCATGGCCGACAGGCTGAAGTCCTCGTCGGCCGCGTGCCGGAACACCGGCGCGATCGATGAGCAGACCATCTCGACGCCCTGTACCTCGCCAGGCCGCGTGTCGCCGGGAATCGTCATCGAGACGCCCTCCTTGTCAAGGTCGCGCGGGTCGTATTTGAACGACACCGACGGCGAGCCCTCGACGACGTAGTCGGCCCCGAAGAACTGCTTCGCGACGCCAGGTTGCTTGGCGTCCTGGAATGCCATTTGAACCTCGACGGGAATTGGCGTGTCGCCCAAGCCTGTCTGCAGCTGGTCGACAAACACTTCGGTGCTCAGCTTGTACAGTTCACCGGCCGTGCGCATGAAGACCTCGCCGCCGCGCGTCGTGGCCGCCGTGATGATGATTGGGAAGGTGTATTCGGACCAACAGGCGATCTTCGAAGAGCGCGAATAGGTGTAGACCCACGCCTTCGAGTAGGTGCCCATGTTGAAGATCGCCCAATATTGCCCGAGTTGCGGTATCCACTGTCCAAACACCTGGTCCGCAACTCCGGCAGCAGGCAAGGAGCCGTCGATGTCCGGAACGACCAGCTTGTCGATCGCCACACCCACGTCGTTGTCGTCGATGCGATCGGTCTGCGCCTGTTGCGTCATCGACCGGAAGCCGAACGGCGACAGGAAGATGAGGTCGTTGGCGAATGTCGCGAGTGACTGCGGTAAATAGCAGCCGACACCATCGATCCGCTTGACGAAGGCGTTCGCGCTCGGGTCGACCGCAACGGTCCAGATTTGCGCGTTTTCGGCGAAGAACACGACCAGCTTGTCGGCGTAGCCGCCCACGGCGCGCGCGCCAGAACTCGTGTCCTGCTGCAGCGACGTTGGAAGGAATCCGGCATCGCTGGCGGTTGTCCAATCGCGCGCGGCGCCGGCGGCGCTGTATCGCACGACCTCGTCGGCGATTGCGAAGATTCGACTCGCAGCTTTCGTGACGGCTCGGGTATGTGGGCAGTTTGAATCGGTGATTAGCGTGCTCGGATTGCCATCGACATAGCTGTGCCGAAAGGTGTAGCCATCCACCGCGAAGCCGGACGGGCCGGTGTACTTGGTGAAGTAGTAGCCGACGACGTACGGGAAGCCCTGGAACTGCTCCGCGTAGACCACGTCCGTCAGCTGCGCGTAGCCGATGCCGTACGGGTTATACAGGTCGAGCTCGATCTTGCTGACGCCGGGCGGGGGGGTAAATCCGCTCGCCTTGGCGGTGAACACCGTCAGCCGGTCGTTGACCACCTTCAGGCCGACCGAGCCGGTCAGGGAGTTGCTGACGATGTCGATCGCGGGACGCTTCTGCACGCGCTTGCCGAGCGTGATGTAGGCGTTCCGCAGCACCCACAAGCGCGAGGCCTCCTGCACGTTGATTGGCAGGCGGCGGTCGAGGCCGCCGGAGAAGTCGGCGTACGTGATCGCCGGCATCAGGGCGCGTCCCGGCCGGCCACGGCGGGCCGGCGCTCGTAGGTGTCCGGCTCCGCGCGGCGATAGACGCCACCCGTGTTGAACGACTGCCCACGCAGCGAGCCGAGCAACGTGTCGAGCTGCCCCTGGTACAGCTGGGCGTCCGGCTGCCGGTAGTGCGCCTTCGCCATGGCTGTCGCATGCAGCAGGATCATGTCGTCGTCGAGGGTTGCCTCATCGGCCTCCTCGGTGAAGCGATGCAGGTCCGCGACGAACCAGATCCGCAACGTGTAGGCGGCATCGGCTTTCGGGTACACGAGGATCTGCTTGAAGCGCTCGAAGCGCTCCGGGTTGCCCTGCATGTCCATCGTCGACCACATCCCGGTCGTGATGCCCTCTTTGATCCCCCGGTACTCGCCGCTGATGTTCGTCTCGATGCGCAGCACCCGCTTGTCGCGCGCACAGCCGATTGACGGATCCATCACGCCGGCCACCGGGTAGTCGTACAGGTTCTGCGACACCCCGGTGGTCTTGTCGAAGTAGTCGGTCATGTGCTTCCAGTCCTGCAGCCGGTACAGGATGGCTTGCCCATTGCGGAGGAAGCTGTTGATCAGCACCTGGTTGGCGCCGCCGGACGCGCCCATGCCGGCCATGCCCAGCCGGGCGAGGACTTCGGCGCGCAGCGCGCCCAGCGTACGGTAGGCCATGGCTCAGCGCTTCTTCTTCGCCGCGGCCTTCTTGGCGGGTGCGGCCTTCGGTGCGGCCGCCGGGCTCGGCGCAGGAGCCGGCGCGGCCACCTCCGCCGGCGCATCGGCCGGCAGTGGCGACGTCGTGCCGTCGTCGTTCTGCAGGTGCACCGAGAAGCCCACCGACTCGTAGGCGCGCGCCGCAGCTAGGTCTTCGACCTCCTTCGGGACGCGCGTCGCCGCGTCGCGCTCGATCAGGATCTTGAGCATGCTGGTCTCCGGTGGTTGAGGGTCAGGCCGGCTCGAGCGCGCGCTCGGTGGCGATCTTCAGCAGCTGGTCGGCCGGCAGGGCGCGCAGCCGCTTCTCCCGCTCGGCCACCGCCATGCGCTCCTCGCGCGGCGCGTCGTGCGCGACGTGGTCGATGTAGCCGGTGCTGAGGATGATCTCGACCAGCTGGGCCGCCGGCAGGTCCGACAACTCAGGCTTGCCCAGCAGCGGCGCGAAACGGCGCTCCTGGAACCGGCCGTAGACGAAGCGCGCCATCGGCGTTTTCGCGTCCTCGGCCGAGTTGCCGTAGGCGTCGATCAGCCGGTTGTATTCGGACTCGGGGTCGCCGATGAACACGAAGCCGATGCACTGGCTGTCGGACGGCTTGACCGGGTTGTCCTGCTGCTTGTTGTAGGGCAGCAGTGCGGACGAGGTCTTCGCGCTGTAGCCCTCGTCGAGGGTGGAGGGGTCGAGCACCTGCACCTCATCCTCGCCGTGGATGGCCTGGAGGATGGGGATCTCGTGCTCCCACACCACGCGGGGCGACACGGTGTTCTGGTCGCGCTTGATGCTAACCAGGGTGCGGCGGGAGAGCTGTTTGCTCGGGGCGGTGGACGGTCGGGCCATGGTGAATTCCTTCTGTGAGGGTTGTGGCGGCTTCAAAAACGGGCCGGGAGGAATCCCCCGGCCCTAAGGCCCCTGTCACGCCGCCGTCGACAGGATGGCAACTGCTTCAGCAGCAGTGGTTCAGACCAGGGCGAGCACCGAGTTGGCGTTCGAACGGTTCATGGTGAGCGCGCCCTTCCAGGTCATCGCCCAGTAGTACTCGTACCGGTCGTACGCACGCGGCGGCTTGCGGCTGATCATGTCGTGGCCGGCCAGCGGGCGCAGACGGATCGTGTTGGTGTTCAGGAAGTAGCAGCGCTTCTCCCACAGCGTGGCCGGCGCGAAGCGGGCGTCGAGTTCCTGGAACTCCGGCGACCACTGCACGTCCACGCCCTGGAAGCGCAGCACCGACGTGCCGCCTTCCACCACCTTCGTGTTCGACGGGCCGAAGTCCATCCGGCCGAAGGTGTTCAGCACGAAGTTGCGGTAGCCGTCGATGAACTGCGAGCCGGCGATGATCAGGTCCGGCCGGCCACCGTTGCGCGAGCACTGACGGAAGTTCACTTCCATCTGGTTCAGGATCGTTCCCGTGCTGGTCGTGGTCGTCAGGCCGGTCGAGAAGTTGTTGCGCCAGTAGGCGTTCGAGCTCGACGCGCGGTCGATGCCGCCCACGACGCCCGAGGTCGGCGCCAGCGACACCAGCGAGTCCAGGCCGCCGATCGCGTCGGTGGACTGCGTGCCGTCCAGGTGCAGCTGGTAGCTGAACTGCTCCTGGAAGCCCAGCTTCAGCGCCGCGGCCTGTTCTTCGATCAGGCTGGTGAACTGGATCTTCTCGGCGTCGGTCGCGTTGCTCGGCCCCGAGCTGTCGGTGATCGTGATGCCGTTCTGCGCGAGGCGGTCCTCGTCGAGCGCGAAGCCGTCATGGCACGAGCGCCAGGCGTATTGCGCCTGCTCGATGGTCTGCCGGCGGTTGTAGGTGACGATCGACGAACCGTTGTACCACTGGAAGTTCGACTGGTACGTCTTGCGCAGCTGCTCGACGACGAACTGCTTGGCGCCGGGCGCGGTCTTCTTCTTCGCCTGCAGCGCCTTCAGCAGAGGGCGCTCCAGGGCGATCTGGTCGACCGGGTCGTTCGCGAGGAAGTAGTCGAGGCCGATCTTGCCGGCGTCGATGAGGTCTTGTGCGGAAAAAGGCATGGTGCTCTCCGATGCATGTGAGGAATCGCGCCGCCCAACGGGCAGCACTCCGGGTCACGGGCGACGAAGCCGCAATACGTCTCACATGCCTGAGGTGAACCAGGCTCACACCTGCCGCATTGGGGCTGCGGCGGGCCCTTCCAGTGCGCGAGGCTGGGTTACGCGCCGGCGGGGCGGGG